CATCCGTTGCTGCGGCGCTGTTGACCTTGGAGTCGGCAGAAGGTGACGCACTCTAGGTCTCGTGCCTGCGCCCCACCGCCCCAAGTAGGCGAGTCCGCGTTAGAGCAACCCACCGAGGAGAGCAGAAGCAACACAGTCCGGCTATGTCCGGAGAAAGGAAGTGGACACTATGTCCGACTTCGCAAATCTCGCTGATAAGCGAGCAAACCTCTTGACGGAGGCTCGCGGCATTGCCGTTGAAGCCGCTGACAAGGGAATCGCCCTAGAGGGCGAAGACAAGGCGCGCTTTGAGAAGCTCGTCGCAGAGGCTGGTACGCTTGCCGAGGCGATGAAGTCCGAGAAGAACGCTACCGAAGCACGCAAGGCTGCTGACGAGGCTCGCGCCGAGTTCGCCGCTGTTGTGTCGCCAAAGGCTCCTGCCGCGAAGAGCGACTCCGAGCGACTCCGCGCCATCGGTTTGTCCGGTGGTTCTGAGACGTTCGAGCGCCGCGACGTGACCAAGAGCAGCAACCTGGGCGATCCTGTTGCAGTGTTCCCACGTGTGAACGTGGTTGCAGGCCAGATCAACCCATTCATCAACCCAGACGTGGTTGATGTGATTCAGGTTGCAACCGGCAACGCGATCAAGTTCCCACGAGCAACCGCTCTTGGGACGGCGACCGCTCCTGGCGAGGCTGGGACGATCGTTGAGAGCGACCCAACGATGGGCACGCTCCAGTTGACGCCAGCAGGCTACAAGATTCTCGTCCAGGTCTCGGAAGAGTTGGTCGAGGATGCAGCCTTTGACATCGCAGCGTTCATTGCGGACGCCGCTGGTCAGGAAGTTGCAATCGCTCACGGAGCAGCCGCTGGTACCGCAGTTGTAAGCGCTGCAGGTTCAGGCGTGACAGGTGCGACCTTCGTGCCTACCTACGCAGAACTTGTGTCCCTTCAGTACGCGGTCAAGCAGCAGTACCGAACGGCTCCAAAGTCCGGCTTCTTGATGTCAGATGCAACCCTTGGAACGATCCTTGGCCTCACATCGTCTTCAGTGCCGCTGTTCCAGCCAGGTGGACAGGGTGGCGTTGATCGCCTTCTTGGTAAGCCTGTCTACACCGCTTCAGGAATCGCTGACATTGCTGACAATGCCAAGCCAATCCTGTTCGGTGACCTTGGACAGATCAAGACCGCACTCGTTGGTGGCATCCGCGTGGATGTAAGCCGCGAGTACGCGTGGAACCTCGGCCTTGTCTCGTACAAGGTTGAAGTTCGCGGCGCAACTGGGCTTGCCCAGGCTGATGCCGTCAAGTACTACGCCTGCAACTGATCTAATCAGTAGCTACGCATAGTTAGTGGTGAAGGGGAGTCGCTTCGGCGGCTCCCCTGATCCGCAAGTAAGGAGACCACATGCTTGTCAAACTCAGGAAGCGCCGAGGAGAGTATCCGACCGGCGCAATCGCTGACCTCCCACAGGAGGAGGCTGAGGGCTTGATCGCCTTCGGTCTGGCAGACCATGTGCAAGATGTCGACGTAGAGGCACCAACGCGCCACGTAGAGCGCGCCAAAGTATCAAAGGGCATGAGGACTGCTACCATCAAGCAATCGGAGCCTGACGTGGCTCCTGAAGGGGACTAGTGGCGACGATCATTCACTCACAGGTCACCGTTGGCACAGAGCCAGTGCTCATCGCCACCGGTCTTGTCGGTGCATCGCATGTCTATCTGCACTCTCCGACTGGCGGCAATCTGGTGTATTTAGGAAATAGCAATGTGACCACCTCCACTGGCTTCGCTCTGCCAAAGAACGAGATGCACGAAGTATGGCTACCAGAGGCAGACAAGTTGTATGCCGTAGTAGCATCAAGCACGGAAACGCTGTATGTCCTGCATACTGGAGGTCGCTAGATGTCTTACGCAACACTCGCACAGTTCAAGGCTGCTGTCGGAATCGGCACCGCTGACACCGCAGACGACTCTGCGCTGCAGAACGTACTCGATGCAACCGACACGCTGATCGACCTGTACTGCGACCGCAAGACCGGCTTCGGCACGGCGAGCGAGACACGGTTCTACACCGCTGAGGACTACCAGTACGTCTTGACCGACGATCTTGTCAGTGTCACCACGCTGCAGACCGACGATGACGCCAACGGCACCTACGAGACCACGTGGACCGCTGGCACCGACTTCGTGCTTGCTCCTGTCAACACGAACCTTGACGGCCTCCCATACACCGAGATTGACACGAGCGTCTCATGGCCGCGCAACTTCCCAAAGGACGTCTTCCTTGGCGTGAAGGTGGTCGGAGTCTTCGGCTTCCCTAGCGTCCCAGCCGCCGTCGTTCAGGCAGAAATCATCCAGGCAAATGCCGTCTGGTCATCCAGGACAGCCGCATTTGCAATCGTGGGATCGGCTGACCTCGGAGGGATCTTGCGTATGACACGAGCGCTGCACCCAGAGGCTGCACTCCTCCTTGAGCCGTATCGGAAGCGCAGCGGCTTGGCTCGATGACCGACCTCACGATCCTTGACGCACTCGCCGCACGTCTGGAGGCTCGGACTGATCCGACCGGCTACGTGCTCCGCAAGGCATACGCCACGCCACCAGAGAGCCTGCCAGTCGTGCCATCTGCCGTCCTATTCCCTGGGGACGATTCAATCACCGTCGGAAACGGCAATCGCAGCACCGTCCTGACGGTCGCCGTCCGCATCTACCTCCTGCCAGTTCCTCGGATGGAGGACAAGTACCGCGACCTCTACACCTGGCGCTCATGGCTACGGACTGCCTTTGACGGCGCCGTGACGATTAGTGGAAATGCCGTGCAGGTCGCAGTCACTGCGACTAGACTCGGCACAGATACATACGCCGATCAGGACTATCTGACGGTTGAAGCAGATGCGGAAGTGACGGTCTTTGACACCGTGACCTTCACCGCGTAGAGCAAGGAGAACAGGACATGCCAACCTACGGCGCAAAGGCTCTGACGCGAATCGCTACCGCGTCGCAGGCCGCGTTCGGAACTGCCGCTTCAATCGGCACCGCTACCGGCGAGATCCTATTCACGGAGACCACAGGCGCTCTCGATCTCGGCGTGACCGTTGATCTTGGAGAGACCACCTCAGTCGGTAAGCGAACGGCAATCCAGGCAACACGACCAACGATCACCGGCAGGCAGCCAGTGTTGACAATCGCCGAAGGTCCTGCATCCATGCGAACCCTTCCGCTGATTCTTGACGCAGTAGGCGCAGCCGTCACTGGCGCTGGTCCATACACGTGGACATGGAGTCCGACGCAGGGCGACGTTGACACACTCGTCTTCTACTCGTTCCTCGTTGAGGATGGCGTGCAGAAGTATCTCGTGCGCGACGCAGCGCCAACAGAGATCACCTTGTCAACCGACGCGAACGGTCTGCTCCAGGCTGGCGCAACCTTCGCCGCAACGACTGCAGCAACATCCTCACTCGCCTTCCCAACGGCACTCCCAGCGCAGCCAATGCTCGCTGGCCGCTTGATGAAGTTGAGCACGGACACGAACTTCCCAGACAAGGCAGGCTCTGGCGCAACTGACTACACCTCCATCACCGCGTTCAGCCTCACGATCTCAACTGGCGTGGGCATGATCACAGCGCTTGATGGCAGCCTGACCGCTGCAACGGCCGCGCTGACCGGCTCGCTGGATGCGACGCTCACCTTGACGGTGGCGAGCAACTCAGCCGCTGGCACGACCTTCCCAGTCACGGACATTGCCACGCAGAAGTACCTGCGACTCTTCGGCACGACGTCCGACAGCTACGGCGTGTGGATTCTCGGCTCATGGGAGATCGAGAACATCGTTCCGCTCTCGTCGGACGAGGATGGTCTCATTGTCAATGAGGTCACCTGCCGACTGGCGTACGACACGACTTCAGGCAAGTCGCTTGAGATCGTTGTTGATTCACCACTGAGCGCAGCGCCGTAATAGCAGCGCCGTAGGGCGCACGTAGGAGGGCAAGATGGACGTCGTACTAATCACCCTAGAGGGTGAGTTCGCAGGCTGGCACGCAGA